TCCATTTCAGACTCAACCCTGTTTTGAATCCACTGCTTTTCTGATACTTCAAAGAATGGCTCAAGCATAGTCCGAGCATTACTCCAAGCATCTGGCGATAACTTGGTGATCTGCGCTAAAACTGCATCATTGTTTGGGGGAGCGCCGTTTTTCCAGTAGTCCATCAAAAGCAATAGGTAAGCCCCATGCTGTTCTGTTGTCAATCTGGAAGTAGCGGAAAGATAGTCTGCCACGTAAAGCGGCATCCATATATCGACTTTTTTAGTCATTTAAAACCTCACATCATCGGTCGTCATCACTGAAAAAGAAGCCTCGGCAGGACGGTGATGAATCGTCTTTTCCCCCGCTAAAGGTAGCCGCGCCTCAACTCTATATCATTTTTTTGTGAACAGCAATCTGTTTTTTAAACTTAAACCGCAGCACTTGCTCCCAGCCCTTCGGCACACCACGCTGCCGCCAGTTGCTCACTACATTTTGCTTTACGTCCAAGAGATAGGCCAGGCGACCTGTGCCGCCTGATGCCTTGATTGCTATTTCTAAAATGTCCATCCGCGCATGATATCACAGTTGTGATCGTTTGGGTTATAGAAAAAAACTATAGGCAATGTAAAGCCTATAAAAATATTGTTTGCAAATAAGTAAAAAAAGGCTTGCAGGACTTCACAAACGTGATAATATCTACCCATGCCTTGAACTTCTCAGGGTCTTTTTAGGAAACAAAATGTACTTATCCCCAATTATCCAAGCATCACACGAAGCAAAAGTTCAACGCATGATTGCAGCGACTGGTTGCAGCCGTGATGTGGCTATTTCTTACCTTTTTGCAGAAGAGTGGTATGTCCCTGATGCCATTATTTCTTATGAAGGTGATATTAAGTACCCATATCAACCTGCCGCCTAAACCAACGGGGCTTCGGCCCCATCAATCCCGCAAGGGTATTTAAAGGAAACATCATGAAAATCAAAACCACTGTCCACGTGTATTACAGCAAGTTCGCAAATGACTACAAAGGCGGCTTCCAAGTTCTTTCTTTCTTCGCCCCTGACGATGACTATCGCGTGTGGGTCAGCGAGCAAGAAGTTGAGATTGACGTTCCCGAAAACTTTGACCCTCGTCAGTTGCAGATCGCAGCCTTAGAGGCTCGTAAAACCAAAGCCATGGCTGACTATCAAAAGTCGGTGACTGAGATCAACGACCGTATCAACAAGTTACAAGCATTGGAGTACACAGCATGAAGGTCTATCAAGCAATCAATGCCATCCAGTTGGCACTTTCTAAAACTGGCATCTCAAAAGACCGCGTGAATTCTCAAGGGTCTGGGTATAAGTTCAGGGGCATTGATGATGTGTACAACGCCATCAGCCCTTTGCTTGCGGAACACGGTCTGTGCATCTTGCCCAGGATGCTGACCCGTGAATGCACCGACAGAATCAGCGCCAAGGGCGGCAATTTGTTTTATGTGACCGTAGAGGCAGAGTTTGATTTTGTAAGCGCTGAAGACGGTTCTAAGCACACTGTGAAGACTTTTGGTGAGGCTATGGATTCTGGAGACAAGGCCACCAACAAGGCAATGTCAGCAGCTTATAAATACGCAGCTTTCCAAGCGTTTGCAATTCCCACGGAAGGCGATAACGATGCTGATGCCCAAACGCATTACGTTGACCCATTGCCACCAATTGACTTAAATATGATGCTTGACCATCTAGCAGCTATCGAGGCCACCAATTCTGAAGACGAGTTGCGAAAGGTCTATGCCAGAGCCTACGCTTATGCAGCTGGCTCACCTGAGTGGCAAAAGAAAATCATTGATGCTAAAGACAAAATGAAAGCCAAATTATGAACCCGATTAAATTTAGGGCATCAAGCCTGTCAGAAATAATGACCGACCCAAAAGGCAAGGATGAAATCTTGTCGGTTGGTGCAAAGACTGCCATCACCAAAATAGCGAAAGAAATCATCTACGGCTATGACGAGCAGTTTTCTTCTAAGTACACCGAAAAAGGTTTACGTGTAGAAGACGAATCAATTGACCTGCTTGGCTCTGTGCTTCTTAAACATTTTGAGAAAAACAAAGAACGCAAGACAAACGACTGGATAACCGGAGAGGCCGACATTGTGACTGAGGACTCAATCATTGACATCAAGTCTAGTTGGAGCCTTGCCACCTTTCCCGTTCTTGCTGACCAGGGCAAAGACAAGGGCTACGAAATGCAATTACGGGCTTATATGTGGCTGTGGGATAAGCCTAAAGCCACGATTGCTTATTGCATGGTTAACACTCCTGAAGATTTAATGAAGTGGGAAGCACAGTCTTTGCATAGCGTTGACCACATCATCCCTGAGTTGCGTGTCACTCTTGTGCATTACGAGCGCGACCGGACGATTGAGGAAAAGATTAAATTTAAGGTGGAAGCCGCAAGGCAATACTTTGAAGAAATCTGCCGAGAAATCGGTAAACAACATGAATTTATTTGAAAGAAAAAAATGTCAAAAGTAAGTAAAGAAATTAGTTGTATTACAGGCGAGTACACCAACGCAGCTGGTGAACGAAAGAAACGTTATCAACGTATCGGCAGCATCATTGAAACCAAGAACGGCCCAATGCTCAAACTAGACAGCATCCCGCTGCGTGAAGGCGGTTGGGATGGTTGGGCATACATCAATGACCCAAGGCCGCAAGAGGAGCGCCAAGAGCGCAAATCCGCAGCATTTGAAGATGACACAGACCTTCCTTTTTAGGAGTTGAAATGAACGCAGCCAGCATTGAAAGTAGCGACCGTTTAAATCGTGTGCTTGATCTGCTGTCTCAGGGTGGCGAATTTTCTACCCTGGACATCATCAAAGAAGCCAACGTTTGTGCGGTAAACAGCATCATTTCTGAATTAAGGCAAAACGGCTTTGACATTGCTTGCCAGCGCCGAGGTGAAAAATGGTTTTATAAATTGGAAAAAAAAATCTTGTTGACTTCACAAACGTGATATGATGCAACCATGCCCTGAAATTCTCGGGGTCTTTTAAGTAAATATGAAAAATCTGCAAACACCAAGAACTTCAGCCGAGTGCATTTGGGTGCAAGGCCACGGACACCCAGAGCCGCTTTGGGAGAAAGTGGCGGGGTATGTATTGGCTTTCGCAATTGGCGCAGGCATGGCCTGTCTGTTGGTTGCATGGTGGTCGTCATGACCCCCGAATGCCCTAAAGGGCTTTTTGAATTTGGCTGCGAGGTTGAAGGCGTTGAGCTGGTCTGTTTTTTAGAATACTGCCCCGCTGAAATCGGGTCTAAAGATTCTTTTGGCTTGGCTTATGAACCCGATCAAGATGAAAGCATGGATTTGGTCAATGCCTACATCACAGGAACTGAAATCGACATCGCACACTTGCTGATGCAGAGCCTTGTAGACCACATTACTACTACCGCATTGGAGCAATCAAAATGAGCAAGTATGCCGAGCCTGTATGGGCGTTTGAAATTGTTAACGACATCAGAGCAAGAGGAAATAATACATGAGCAAGGAAATACTGAGGCCACAAAATAAGCCCTTGGCACAGCCAGCAGAGCCACCACCGTGGTGGGCTGCTGTGGAAAAGATTCTTGAAGAATACGGCTTGCAAGCGATTGATTTTGCCGCTGACTTTAAGGAGGCAATGAAAGACGCAACACGGCAGGAACCCGTAAGCCTGCGCCGTGGTGACATATTGCGCTGCATTGAGACTGACGAGCTTTGCGCTGTGTGGGCCACCTCAACAACTGGTAAGACGCTAGTTAAATGGAGTGCCAACAACTTTGGGAACTATACAGCAGAACAGATTGGCGAATTGTTTTGGTTGGAGCCAGCACCTGTGCATAAGCCTGTGGCTTGGATGGATGTTGATGGAAATGTCAGCGACAACAACGACCACAACTGCTTTTCAATTCCCCTTTACACCACGCCAAATATCAAAAGTTATTCTGAAAAAGATAATTCACAGCCAGAGCAGGAGCCTGTGGGGTGGCTTGGATTTAATCCAAGGTTTGGAGCGCCTGAGTTTGCTTGCGACAAGCCAGCGCCCAGCGTGATGCGCGACTTCGGCATGAAGCCGCTTGCGTATACCAACACCACCCCACCACAGCGCCCGTGGGTAGGGCTGACGGATGAGGAAAGAGTGGCTGTGCTACTCGATAAAGACGGCAAGGTTTTGGATTACGAAGATTGCGCCGAAGCCATTGAAGCTAAATTAAGGAGTAAGAACACATGAGAGTGCGACTGAAATTTAATCCACACGCATATTGGACTGTTGAAAGCAAGCGCCATTGGTACAGTGGTTGGCAATGGGAACAGTCGTTTCACGGAGACGATGCTTATGAACGCGCACATTTTTTTGCAAGGGCGCTGAAGCATCAACAGACAGAGGAAATTACATGACAATTAGAATTTCATTTGCAGACAAAACGGTAAGAGTTGCGGTTGAAATCAACGGTGCGATTGAATCAAAAATAACTGAACTTCCACAGCGCCCGTGGGTTTCGTTGACGGACGAGGATAAACACTTGATTGAGTTGAGTGCAGGGATTACAGAAGACGATGACGGATATATCGTTTCACAAGTTTTCAAACTGACTGACGCTAAATTAAGGAGCAAGAACACATGAAAGATGAAGACGATGACACCCAAGGTTTTATGCCAGATTGGGCAAACTTTGCAAATGGCCGTGCGGCTGGTCGAGCAGAAGCCTTTGAACAGATTTTTGACAAGGTTAAAGAGATGCCTTGGGAGAACGACACTAAAGACAGTTTTTTAATTTGGCTGAAGGAGCAGAAATGATACGCACTGATGAAGACGATGAGTTTGAGCGCATTGAGCGTGAAATAAAATGGCGTCAAATGTTGATTGACAATCCGCCAGTTGCAATACCGTTTATTTCGCAACAAGAATGGGAGGCGCTCAATGCCGAACAAGATGATCCGTTGTGACTTTTAAAAGTTGCTTGCGGCGGCTGGCTTACTGGATGCTAATGTCAGTTGCTGGTGTTCTTTGGCTGGCTCTTTTGATTTATTACGTATATTGATGAGTGCCAGATTTGTCAATTATTAGTGCTTGCTTGCGGGGTAAACCTTTGATGGGGATGCTGATGTGAGTCCATAGGTCATACTCGCGGATGATCTGCTCATAGGGTAGATTAAGCAATGCCCTCACTACGGCGTCAGGAGCCATGCCAGGCACCCGAAAGTCAGCGGCTAACCCTAGCCTATGGAAGCTACTGTCTTTGCTTCCTACGGCGTCATTTACGGCCTTGCTGCGATACCCTGAAGTAATGATTATAGGCTTTCCGCCAAGCGCCGCTTTGACGATCTCCAGAAACTGCGCCAGCCGCTGCAAGTTGCTGATCTCAATCTGAGTTGGCGAGTTGTCAAACTGGCGGTGATCGGTGTACGTCAGTTCCGCAAGTGTAAAGTGCGGCGACAAATTCATCGATCTGGTGTTGCCACGCCAACCAAGCCAGCCAATGCCAAGCCGACAGCGATGATGGCGTCAGCTAACTGAGGGGCTACGGGGATGCCGATAGCGGTCAAGAGGAGCAACAGGCCGCGCCAGCTAGATGGTTCTTTGGCGCGTTCAAGAAGATAGTCTTTCATTTGTCCACCTTTGAGTCAAGTTTGTCAAAAATCTTGCCAAGCATTTCTTTAATATCGTCAATGTCTCGGCGGTAATCGTCCTTGGATACGTAATTGGTAGGCATAGCCCTAACGTCCGTGTCCAGGCGCTCAATGGTTCTGGTGATGTTGTTCAGCACCCATCCGCCGAGAAAGGCAACCAGACCTAGAGCTAAGTTGATAATTTGTTGAGTTTCCATTATTTGCCTAAATCCTGAATTTTGTTCTTGCCAGTTTGCTTGCCAAGTTCAGCAGCTTTCTTTTGTTCTTTTTCCATCTTTTTAAAAGCATTGGATTCTGCTTTAGCGGCTTTGCTAGCTTGCAATTTTGCGCCAATTTCACGACCCACATAAGCGCCACCAGCAATTGCCGCGGGGCTACCTTCTCCCAAATATCCGGCAATTGCTGCGCCAGTGCTACCAGCAAGCCCAGGCAATCCTTTTTCTAACAACCCAACCCTACGCTGCTGAAGTGCCGCACCCTCATATTTCAATGATGGGGTGTATTGTCCAACAACATTTAATTTGTGGAAATTTTGAACTTCTGTTGTTGGGAAAGTTTCAACAATCTTCTGACCGACCACTGAGTTCATCACATTGTTGGCTTTCTTTGAACTCCACTCGCCTACATTATTAGCGCCAGCTTTGTAAACTTCACGAGCTAAAGCGCCATCAATTTCAGCTACAGCAGCTTTGGCAGACTGCATTAACTCAGGTGATACTGGCGGCATACCTTCAGGGGCATTCCGCACACGACCATTTGCCAACTCATTTAAAGTATCACGAATGTGCCGCCACTGATCTTTCGGCATATTGTTTAATTTTGTTGGTATTTTTTCCAATGGAGTTGCAGAAGTAACCACGCCATTTTTATCAACTTCACCAAAAATTTTGTCTATGCCTTTTGACTTGAACAATTCTTTTTCTAACCTGTGAATGTTGTCACCAAGTTTATAAAGTGCAGGGTCAGCAACAGCCGCAATGTCTCTATCAAGTGCAGCATTAATATCGCTGATTGTCCCTGCCTTTTCTCTGCTCCAAACTTGTGGGCTGTTCATTCTTTTACGAACAAAGTCATATGCGGCAACAGAACCAGGTGGAATAATTGTGCCATCTTTTAATTTAAAGCCAACTGTATTGGCAAGTTGAACCAATTCTTTTGCCGCTTCAACTACATTACTTGTACCAGCTGCCTTGGCGGTTGAAAGTTCAACAGGGTCTTTGAAGAATTTATCAATATTTGATGTATTGATTCTATTATCACCAAATTCTTTACGGGCAGAATTGTAAATTGTTTGTTTTGCTTGGTTCAAATAACCCATCAAACTTGCGTTTGACATATCGTCTGGCGCTTTACCATGAAACACATCATTGATGCGCTCACCACGTTGCTCATCATTGATCAAACTCTTTGATGCACCTGTGGCATTAACTCGATCTTCAGCATATTTTGACAAGCCAACTTGTTCGTTGGCAATCTGCTCTTTCATTTTCAAGCCAAGTGGCGTTGGGTCTGCCATATTTGCCAATGCGTGTTCATTACGCAATAAATTGTCGTTGCCCGTCACAACACCTGGCCTTGGTTGAACGCCAGGCAAGACTTCTTGAAACAACTGCGACCTTAATTGCTGTTCGGGAACAGGAACATCTTTTGTAATTTTAGTTAACTTAATTTGGGGAAAAGTTTCGCTTCCACCAAGTTCTTCGCCTGTAAACTTACCAGCGTAAGGATTGTTAGAGGCGGCGGCAGCACCAGCACTTCCCGCTGGCGCTTGCTTGGCTTCAAACTGAGCTTGGGCTTGTTCTTTGGTCAAAGGCTTAACAAGTTCAATTTCACCAACGCCTAATTTTTTGCGTATTGGTTCCGCAATTGTTTGTGCCGCTTGCTTAACAGCGGGAACAAGTGGGGCGGTTTCTTTTACGACCTGTGGCAATGCGGCAGAACCAATGACAACCATGTTCTTGATGTCTTGTGCGGGGATTCCGGTTTTCTCAGAAATCTGCTCTGGAGTCATTCCCAACACATTGAACATTCTGTTTATTTCTTTTGCTACTGGCTCTGTAATGCCACCCAAAGGTTGTTGGTATGTTGGTTTACCAGTTATGCCAAATGCTTTACCCAAAGGCTTGTCAATGGTTGCCGCAGCTGCTTGCCCAATTTGTTCGGCACGTTCAGGCGTGTTGGCAGTTCTCGCCAAAGCCTGAACCCCTGCGCCATAAATAGCAGGGACGGGGGAATACAGAACATCAGCTGCGCCAGCCACTCTTTCACCCAAAGCACGTTTAGCTTCTTGGAATTGACCAAACACTTGACCCGAACTTGGAACTTGACCAAACAATTTATTAACAACACCACGAACAGAACTTTCTTTCGGTTGTTCAATTTCAACGTTTGAGGCGCTTGGTTGTGTAGGCTGTGGAGCAATAGGTGCAGTAGAAGCCGCAGAAACGGCTTGAGGCGTTTTGCCGGAAAAGAACGCCTCTAATGGATCAGCAGCTTGAGCCGCTTTGGTTTGAGGCGCTGTAGGCGCTTGCAAAACCTTGTTGACATAAGCGCTAGGGTCTTTGGTTATAAAGCCGCCATAAACCGCTAAAGCCTTTTCTACGCTACCTTTTTCCTTGACTAGTTTCTCAAGATAACTTTTAGCTGCGGCTCTTGATTGTTGTTCATTAAATGGATTAAATTCAATTCCCTGTTTGTGCATTGTCTGCACAGTTTCAGGCATAAATTGATAAGCGCCCATTGCCTTACTTTCTTTGTTCACAGCAAAACGATCACCACCGCTTTCAACCCTTTTCAAATTATCAAGAATTTGATCAGTAATGGCAGATGGAGAAGATGGTGGTGCAGATGGAGTGGTTTTTCCACCAGCCAAGAATTGTTCTAAGACATCAGCCATTACAAACTCCCAGATTCAGACAGTTTTTTAATGTTTTGATATTTGGTCAAAAATTCTTTGTATTGGCTTGCATCAGGAAATAAACGATTTAGTTCTGTTTTTTGCTTTGCGGGGTCTGATATAAAACGCACAATGTTCATTGCTTCAAAAACTTTGCTGTCAGCGTTAGCGTTCCATGCTTGCTGATAAGCCTTCATGTTGTTGTCGCCAAATCGTTGTGCAAATTGCTGTGCGCCTTTTGCTTGCAAATCAAGATTAGTCTGGTCAGACTGCACCCTACGGGCAATTTCCACTAACTTTTCAGGCGGCATTTTTATTGTTCCATTTGCCACTTGTTGCATATCCAAACCCGACACCGTATTGCCTGCGCCACCCATAGCGGAAGCATTTGACAATGCCAATTTTGCAAGGTCTTTAGCCAAAATATCATAGTCTGCGCTGTTGATAGCCATGCGAATTTTTCGTCCAACTTGACCAATAATGCCGCCACCTTTTTCAATATCGTAAAGGTTTTCGTTTAAGACATTGGCTTGTTTGATTACCTCTTCAACGTTTCTTCGACCAGTTGGCAAATCACCCTGTGCGTTTACCAATCTGGTTCTGTATTCTTGACCCGATGCTTGATCTTTGACTTCAGTAGGTTCAGCCATATAAGGCTGATCTGCTCTGCGAACAGGATAAGGCACACGCATACCTGGCGCTACTTCTGCACCCGCACCAACAGGGCCAGCAACAGAAGGCTGTGCTGGCACTTGCATACCACCCGCAACACCAAACGCGGCTGTTGGGGGCGCTGCGCCGATTCCAGGCGTAGTAAGAACAGTTCTGCCGCTTTCAGTTGTTGAAATTGTTGGTGTCAATTGCGACTGTTGTTGCGTTGGGGTCAAAATAGATTGCCCTGCTTTTATTAATGAATCAGCAACATTTGCACCTGGTTGCATACCGCCAAAAATAGGCACATAAGAATTTTCAATCAACTTTTTCAAATCCAAATTGTCAGGATTTTGATCTGACAACATTCGCAATTCTTTGATTACAACTTGTGGATCATTTACACCAGCCCGACCCAAAAGACTTAATGTTGATGCAACCAATTGACGTTGATCTTGGGTAAGGTTTTGTTTGGCTTTGAGCGCCTCAGTTTGAGCAGTGCTTAGCGTTGTAATGTTGCGGACGTAATCAGGGCCAGTTAACGGTGCAATTTTAGGAACTTGAGCGTTAATTTTGTTTATATCAATGCGCCCATCAGTTTGAAAATTGTTTGGGTCAGAAAAAAACGTCTGCATATTTTGACGTTCAATATTTTTCTGTTCTTCAACACCTAAAGCAATTTCACCCGTTCTAGTGGCTTGTTGTTGCTGCTGAAACGCCAAGGGATTAATTTTTGAAGCCTGCTCAACAATTTGCTGTTTTTGCTGAAGCTCTAAAGGATTAATTTGTTGAGCCTGTTGGTACTGTTGTGCGCCACGGGCGATGTTTATCATGTCCCCAATGGATGCACCTTGAACTGGACGTACTTCAGTGCCTATTGGTTTGAAATTAAAATCTGCCATTTTCTATCCCACCCTATATTGTGCAAATTCTGGGCCTAATGCTGGTGCGGATGTTGGCACATTCATGGCATTAGCATTGGCAATTTGTGAAGATGAGTATCCCTGTGGGCTTATCAAACTTGCCAAGGTTGCGGCATTGCCAATTTGACCGTATCCACCCGCCATAGCGTTAGCCGCACCGATCTGACCCGCACCCAAAGCAGAAGCACCGCCGATGCCAAGCTGACCAATGTTAGAAGCAATTCCTCCAGATTGTTCTTGGCTCTTTTGACCGATACCCGCTATGTTTGCTAACGTGTTGTAGATGCCTGTTCGCTGTTGTAAGTACTGAGGCAATCCCACAGTGGTGGCGTAATCCGTTGCAAACTTGGTTCTTGCCATGTTTACATTGGAGCCGCCACCACCGACATTCATCATTTGACCCGCTGCGCCTGTGCCTTGGTTCAAGCCAAACTCGAAGCCTGGCATCCTACGCAAATCTTCCGCTGTTACTTCTTTTGTAAAGTACGGAAGCATCTCTTGAATTTTAGTCAGCCCAATCTGGCCTGATTCACGGTAAGGTGCTAGATCAGCGTATTGCTTTTCCTGCAGCGCAGCAGCCCTTGCAGCTGCATCAGATTGCATCTGTGCGCCACGTTCAGCTGCGCTAGCTTGTTGGCTAGCGCCCAGAAATCCAAGGAGGGCGCTACCTCCAATTGCCCAAGCCATTGGCATATTATTTCCTTTCGATCAAAACTTGATCAACTTTTTCGGGGTCTGTCTCATCCGTTGCATGGATACAAAACCACACAGTGTCTTCAAGAGCCTCGATCATGTGATGAATACCCGCCTTGATCTCTATGCAAGCGGGGGCGGTATATTCGCAATTGTAATCATCTGTAGTCACTTTGACACGCCCTTTAGCCAACATACTAAGGTGACTAAAAGAGTGGGCATGAGTGCCAGCAGTAAACCCTTTGGGAATGTGCATTTCTTTGGCATAAAGGCCATCAGAAAAGTGATGGACAGTGCCTAAATCACATTCAAATTGACCTTTTAATTGGTCATTTAATTCAGATAAATCCATTACGTTTCCAACAAAAGAATGTTATTCGGAATGTATTGGGTCATCAGCCAATTAGTCCCATCCGACACCAAAGTGGCTTGATCACCAGAACTTGCAACAAGAATAGACGTTCCCGCCGCACCACCCGCAATCGGCACAACATTACTTGATGCCGACACCAAATCCTGAACTTGGTAGTTCTGAAAATGCAATATTCGCCCTGAATAACTCGATGCCGTGGGTAGCGTCACAGTACAAGTTGATCCCGACTTATTGTTGATCAGCCACAAATCACTTGCCGCAACTGAGAAATCAGCAGTCTTTGTAACTGGCGCAGAAAATGTTAATCCCGTTATGTCGGCAGCGGTTAACGCTCTGAATGCGGGAGGTGCAGCGGCTCCCGCCGTTGGGCCAGCAAACACAGTATTCGCAGAAGCCGTAGCAACTCCGGTTCCACCATTTGCCACGGGAAGAACGCCTGATACATGAGTCGTCAAACCAATCTTGCCCCAAGCTGGCGCAGTGCCAACCCCGCCTGAAATTAAAGCGTTACCCGTAGCGACATCAAGCAACTTAGCCAAAGTCGTTGTGGTGTTTGCATAAAGCAAATCGCCCACCGCATAAGAAGAAAACCCTGTCCCGCCATTGACCGCAATCAAAGTCCCTGCCAAAGAAACTACACCAGTCGCCGCAGTGCTTGGGGTCAACCCTGTTGTTCCCGCAGAAAAGCTGAGAACACCCGTATTGGCAACGCTAATAGTTCCTGAGCCATTTGTGACTGATATACCCGCACCAAACCCCAAAGTATTGAGGGTATACCCTGTTCCGTTACCTATTAGTAACTGACCGTTGGTTGGGATAGTTGTGAGGCCAGTTCCACCCGATGTAACAGCTAAACCCATTCCAAGATTAATAGAAATAACCGATGGATTTATTAGCCATTGCAACCAAGGTTGAGATGGCCGTCCCGTGTTCTCATCCAAAAAAGGTGAATACGGGATGTTGATGTTGGCATTTGGCGCTGCCGTAGCCATCAGTTATCCCCTGCGCTTGCTTTTAGATTTGCAGACACAATGACCGCTTTAATCGGGTCGGTAAGCACCACCTCAAAAATTCTATCTCTTGACCAACCTAAACGCCGCCAAATGGCTCGGTTCAGATATTGACCGATCTTGCCAATAGTCACCCAATGCTCGTTTGACCAAGTAGAGCCACCATCGTTTGACCATCTGAGCATGGCTTGGGGGTCATCGCCTTGACCAGTGTTTAGGCCAACGCCTGGTTGAAACTGGATTTGAAATTCTTCAAAATACTGTCTCTGCAAATCAGTTGTCAAATGTTTGGCTCTACGTAAACGCCTGATGGTTGCATTATCGTCTGTGTAAACCTCGTTTTCAAGGCTGTAGAGCTTGCCGTTTTCGTAGTCTCCTACAATATACATATTATTGAAAAAAGCACCGCAGTTTGAACGATGGCGCTTATAAACAGCGTTATCTGCATCCCAAGACAACCATTTGTGCCATGACTTTGTGGAATTGTCATAAACCCATGTCAGGCCGTACTCGTCCACCGATGGAAATGTAACGACATACATTTCATGGCCTTCAATCTGGTAACTGTATGCAATTGCATCGCCCGTATATTGGTCAATCAAAGACTGCTCAACCGCATGGGTAGAGATCCGCACCCATGTGTAACCCTGCATCATTTCAATAGTGCCATCACCCCGATTGTCTTTTGCCACGCAAACAAAACTATCACCAAGCCGCGCAACAGAAAATGGTGCGCCAAGACCGCTTTGGGAAGATGTGCCAGGAACTCTCTGAAAAGGAAAAGTTGTGATACCAGAAATCACATTCCCTACGTCCGTCCAAACTTCGGTAGTGGTCTCGCCTAACAAATACACTTG